GAGATGTCCGGAAGTAGCGCGGAGTATGCAATCAATCGCTTACGCGCCAGTGGATTGTACGACCCGAAGTCAGAACAAGGTCGACAATTAGAAGCACAAACGAGAGCACTCCAAGAGAATCTGTACATGCAGAACAAGCTGAGTGATCAAAACATGAAACTCATACAAGAGATAGAAGCCAATGGCAAAAATTAACGTAGACACCAACATCTCAGAAGGCGTGGGTGGTGCTGACTTTGTTCAACGAGGATCAGCAGTAGCTAATACCCTAGCCCCTGATGCACTCGCAGTAATAGCTGAGGGCGCAAAGGATGTGTTCGTTATCGGGAAGAAGGAAGAAGCGAAGCAAGCCTCCAAGAGTTTACTCGAAGAGCTTACCGGGAACGATCGATTACTCGATATAGCGAAGCAAGAGCAAGATGCGTTTGCAGTTGAGAATGATCTTGCTAATGAGATAGCAGCTGATCCCGATAGTGCTAAAGGACCACAGGGACAGCAGTTAGAGCAAGTCCAAGGACTGAAGAAGAAGCTCGCGCGTGAGCGCGATGCTGTCGTTCAAGGGTTACTGACAAACGACGAGTTCCGCATTCGTGCTGAGCAATCGTTCTACCAAATGGTAGCTATGACACCCGGCATTAAGAGTGAGCTCGCAAAGGTTATGGGTGAGCACTTGGGTATTGACCCGCGTGGACAGACTGCAGCAGTCACCATGGCTGCACGTGATGACGTCACTGACAAGACCAGTACTGCTACGAAGAAGATCGTCGGTGAGCTAGTGTCGAGTGGATTCTGGGACGCGACCCTTAGTGAGAAGGCGAACATCATGAAGTACTGGCCCCATGTCCAGAAGGACATGCAAGCACAGCATGAATTGAAGGTGTTGACTGACACCCTGAATGGTCAGGGCATCATCGATGGTGCTGAGAGAGACGCAGCTGCTAAGACAGCACGCTCTTGGGTAGCTCAAGCCGAGCAGCGCTCGTTGTACTCACTGGGTGCGTTCAAAGGCCAGAACATATTCGACTTATCGAGCAACGAAATAGTAAACATGGACGAGGATACCCGCGTAGCGTGGGCTCAGAGCATACAGGCACAAGGTGTAGAGTTCGCCGGGGTATTGAATGGTCTAGAGACTGCTACTGGAGCCAGCTTCGCTGCCAACAGGGACACAGTGACTCAACAGCAGGAATTGCTCCTGAGTATCATCAACTCCAAACAACTGAATGACCAACTGACACAGAATCTTGCCATTGGTAAGGCACGCAACGACATACTGGTCGAGGCTGCTAAAGCAGACATAGGAATGACTCAGCCACAGGCTGTGAAGCTCGCTGCTTATGGTAAGTTCTTCAACATCAGTAACATGCTATCAGTCAACGTAACTGGTAGTACGATGGTACTGCAGGGACTCAATGGAGACATCCCGAACCTCGCGAACCTTGGCGCCGAAGAGAAAGAAGCCACCCTCGACATGTACGTGGATGCAGCAAAGGGAGCCTCACAGACTTACGACATAGATCCCAAATCAATCACTGAGAACGACATTGGTAACATGGGTAATGTAGCTACCATGATCTCTGACCAAGATCCTGTTGCGCTTGATAGCATCAAGCCTAGCCTACAACTCTTCCGCTTAGCCTCACGACCGGACTTCATGGCTCGCCTCGAGTCAGTAGATCCAGCGAAGGCACAACGATTATCACAGGGGGTGATCAAGCATCAGAAAGCTGTGGGCCAGAACTACAACAAGGAGATCTCAAGCATAATCGAAAGTACTACCGGCGCCCATAAGCTGGATTCGTTAGACTTCCATCTCGAGAAGGTGGAAGACACATGGTTAGTTGTACCCAATACGGGAGCAGACGTTAAGCCCGCCCCAGTCGGTGGCGACCAGCCAGCCGCAGCTGCAGCAGCTTTATCCAAGAGAGCTACCGCTGTCATGGAACAAACGAAGAATGAACTGACAGTCAAGCTGAACCGCACGCGCGGTATGATCAACAACATGGTTATATCACGTGCTGCAGCCACAGGGCTACCCGTGGCACAAGCTGCTAAGCAAGTGGCTCAAGATCTAGGGATCAGTACGATCGACGGGGAAGAAGTGAAGCCCGGTTTCGCAGAGGAAGCGGGTGTTTCTGCTCCTAAGAACAGACCTAAGCCACAGGATATCGACATGAATGAGCTATCAGTGGAAGAGCTGAACGCACTAAGTGATGCATCAGCCGCTGCTGTTAAGGCAAGGAACGCACAGTAATGGGAGACATATCTCGGCACTTCAGCAAGAGTGAGTTCGAATGTAAGTGTGGCTGTGGGACTGACTTCGAGGTCAGCCCTAAGCTGCTGTACATACTCGAAGAGTTAAGGTTTAAGGTAGCTACCCCTATCAAGGTCACCTCTGGTTTCCGTTGTCTCGAGTACAATAGGTCGCCCGCGGTAGGCTCCAACGATAATAGCCAGCATCCCAAAGCCACTGCAGCTGACATACAGGTTAAGGGACGTACACCTACTGAGATAGCTGATCTCGCAGAGGAGATCCTCGATGGTGAAGGTGGACTAGGTCGGTACAAGACTTTCACCCACATAGATGCACGCACTGGCAAGGCCAGATGGGGTAAGAATTGAATTATCAAAGCACAAAGTTTCTACAAACCAACATGGTGATTGTCCTAGGGACAGCACTTGCGTACCATGGTGTGATCGAAGGCGCGGGATACGTTACCCTCATGCTTGGAGCACTGGGCAACTACGCGTACCACGATATTAAAGGAAAGAAGTTATGATACTCAGCATACTCAAAATGCTTGGCGGACCCCTTATCAATATGGCGAAGGGTGGTCTAGCGAAGTTTCAGGAAAGGAAGCAAACAGCACAGGATGCTAGAGTAGCATGGGAAACTGTGGCAGGTAGATCAATGATTGACTCGTGGAAGGATGAATACCTTACCGTCGTAGTCACGTGGCCTCTTATCGCAATCCCAATAGCTGCCATTATGTCAGTGTTCACTGACAAAGGTGCCGAAGTCATGCAAGCCATTACTGATTCGTTAGAACAGATTGGTTATCTACTGGAGACACCGTATGGGGACATCGTCTACATCGTAGTACTGGCAGGAGTAGGTATTAAGGTAAGTCAGAGGTTCGTGAAATGACAACCGCAGGAACTCACATAGGATCAAAGATGCAGCACGTCGCAGACATCTCAGCAGCCCCTGCAACATACACTGCCTCAGTTGGCAGCGTTCTGTTTGGGCTTACATCAAGCGAGTGGCAGGCAATTGGCGTATTAGGTGGTCTGATATTAGGTGCCCTTACCTACTTGACCTCCGTGTACTTCAAGAAGAAGCACTTGGAATTAGCACGCAATCATCAGGAGAATAAATGAAACACAAGATCATGAATTGGTTACGTAGTGCAAAGCATCGCATTGCAGCCGCGCTAGTCATTACTTTTCTCACCCTCTTCCTGCTGGCTTGCTCGCCGGTAGCCAAATCATACACCTCCCACCTCCCTATGACAGTCATCGATTGGTCACAGAACAATGTGATGTCAGTCAATGCAGACAATGGCAGTATGGGCAGTGGTTGGTGGATAGACAATGACACCTTCATTACCGCGTGTCATGTAGTAGGGATACAGCTGCACTCCTACGACCGTCCGGACCCCGAAGGTCCAATGATCTTGAAATTAGTCGACGAGATCGCTGAGGAAGCACAGGTAGCCAGTCATGATATGTCCGTAGTGCTGAACCTGAAGGTTCAATCATGTAACTTCGATACTGATGTAGCTGTCCTCAAGAGACAGTGGTTAGCATCAGACTCAGATTATAAAGCCTACAACACTTCCTCTGCACAATCATTCATAGGGGAGAATGTGTACTGTACTGGGTATGGGTTGATGCTCAACCTGCACACCACTACGGGACACTACCAAGGACCACTTACACGTAAAGATAGCCGTGGGCATGACCTCGTAACTTGCCCTACCATCTTTGGAGACAGTGGGTCACCTGCGTTGGTGCTCAGATCTGATGGGGTACATTGGGTGGGTATCCGAATAGCGGTTGCTAACGGTATGGGGACTCCTATCTCACATTTAACTATAATCTCTACAGTGGATCAAGTAGAAGCTGAACTGAAATAGAGGTAACATGTCAAACTTAACAAATAGGATACTGGAGCAGTCATTTGATTCAGTGACGCACTCGTTATCAGTGACAGATCAAGTCCATCGGATGAATCACTTAGGGATGATGTTTCATGCGAGTGGTAAGGTGACAGGGATGGTCAACACTAACGTGGATGACTTCATGTTCATCACTGGTGCCAAGGCTGTCCACTTCCAGCGACTACACTTCGACTTCGGTCGAGGCGATATCGATATCCTTTCGTATGAGGATACGTTGGTCTCAGGGAATGGCTCAGATATGACCTCATTGATCTTCAACCAGAACAGGGAGAGTACCGCCACACCATTACTTGCTATGTATGGTGCGCCTACTGTAACAGATGTAGGTACGCTGCTTCATACCTCGTGGGTACCACCCACTGGTACAGGTACAGGTCAAAGTGCAGATGGAATATCCGGAGGAGGGAATGGAGAGGAGTGGTTACTGAAGCCTAACTCTAAGTACATGATACGAATCACCAACAACTCAGGTGCGACTATTGATTACAGATGGGAAATCGTATTCTATGAGCCAGACTTCTAAGGGGAAGCACATGAACACCAACAAGAAGCAAATGATTAAGCAACACATCAAGCTCGCAGTACTTGCATTCGTTAACCGCACTGCTGCTATCGTGGCAGGGCTGGTCATCTGGTCTATGTACTTGAAGTAACAAAACTCGTGAAGGAGGTTTCGCTGCCTCCGTGCTCTTGCCCCCAAGGATCATTCCAAGGGGGCTTTTTTGTGTCTACGATTTAATCTCCTGTCGTCTTACAAAGGTGTGAATGGCTTTGTGTACACTGGCGTTAAAGAACCTCCGCCAGAAGTATCCACGTAGAAATGATATCACCGTGAAGATAATGGTGATGATGATTGGAGAGTCAACGCTAATGATCTCACTGTGGATCATGGGCGCGACTATGTAAGCCCATGCAAGGGCAGCGATAATAAAACCGCTACCCATGTTGCATGTCTGCTCCAGTATGCTCTCGAGTTTACTCTGACGCACGCTGTGTACACTTTAAGGCATATGTGTCATCAAGGCTGGACTCCTTTAGTACTTCGTAAAGCTCCTTGAGTTGTGCTAAACAACTGTACTTGTTATTCTCACTGGTAGTGTACAGATCATGCTTAAACGCCATGTAGTTCCCGGTAGTTGTGTTAGTGGCAAAGAGCCACCATACGTGGTTGGATGCAATGGCGTTTGTACTTAAGAACAAAAATGCTGCGAGTATTAATGATTTCATATCTTCTTTCCTCCGTCCTTCAGACGGTTCTCTAGTTTGTGATCCGCTCGTTCCTGATTGTAATCGAACTTGTCACTAATGACTTGACCGATGTCTATTCCGAGATAGCCACATAGATCAAGTATCCTGATAACAGCGTCGGCAAGCTCGACATCAACATTAGCGTAAGAAGGCAAGTGAGTATCCATAAGATCCTTGCGGTACCCCTCCAGAGCTTCGCTGATTTCAGAATGAATAAGGCACAGCATCTCAGGAATGTTGCGTTCCAAGGGATCACCAGTAGATAGATCTGTATACCACCCAGCATCAACACAAGAGCTATGTACAACATGGGATACGTCTGTAAGAACTCGAGCATAGATCTCTCCTATTTGGTAGTTGTTGGTGGTCTCTGGATACTTCCAGAGCAAGTACTCTTCATCGTTGGCGTGACTCATAACTGCTTCTCCTGAATGATAAGACTAGCGGGACCAATCGGGGGACGGTTATCAATCAAGTTGTCCCCTTCAGTAGCATCAGCGAGGATAGCGAGACACGCACCAGCTGCAGCAAGATGCGGTACCTCAGCCTCACCAGTGTCAGGATCAATGTCCTCACCATCGAGGTACTGCATGATGTGACGTAAGGCTGCGCCGACGTAGGTCATTGCTTCGACATCGTTCTCCCTCCAGTTGTACGCCCCGTACTTACGGGCGCCTTCCTTGAATGCCATAGCTAGGTACATGCTGGCAGCAGGTGGTACCAAATGCACCGGGATCTTCTTGTCCCCATAGGCTTGCTTTGGGTTGGCTCGGGATTTCACGTACTCGTCCCACTCCTCACTAGGATTAGCAGCACTGACTCCACTCTTTGGTTGTGCCCCAACAAGGGCAGCCTCGTGCCATGCTTGGTCAACCTCGTGCTCAGCACTGATAGGGTGCATTACTAATGGACTACGATCGATGAACTCGAAGTGCTGTGGGAACATTCCCTTTGGGTGTGCTTTAGGCATTAGGGTTTCTCCGGTAGGTCCAAGATCTTAGGAACGATGTTCAGACCCTTGTGAAGTCGCTTCATTACATCCTCGGGGTTGAGGCTCGTAGCAACTGGGGCGTTTAGACCTTGTGCCACCACGAACGATCCGAAGCCCTTGTTGGTGTCTGGCAGTATCGCTATGATCAACTCTGCATCGACGTACAGGATTTCATCCCTACCTATGTTTACTAAATCACGCATTCAATCTCTCCTTTCGTTCTCGGACAAGACGCTCAAGTTGTGTTTCAACCTGCGCGCTATCTGTACTACTTGTAAGTTGTGAAGGTGTACTCGTATCACCTCCGCTGCTAGCTTCATCTCCGGTGGACTCAGCTGATTCCTCATGAACAGGATCACCATGCCGATGTAACTCGTTGGGGTGGTGGCCGGGATCAACTGCGTTCCAGAACATTCGGTCGAATTCAAGACATTGCTCCTTCGTTGATGTGAGTGGTGGTACTGCGGATACTACCTTCACGCGCCTCTCGGACATGTCGTCGTCTCTCCCGGCGCACTGCGCCTATTCGTGGTGTCTTCTCCGTGAGTCGTACATACGGAGGAAACTTTGTGAAGTGCTGTTTGTTCTTAGGATCAAATTTGGCACTGGGTACCATGTGACCATGATCCGGATCTCTCTCAAGCACTACTGCATCTTTAGGTAAGTTCTCCATTGAATCAATGGGGTAGAATGTCTTCCACACCCATCGGCCTTTGAGTCGTTGCTTCATGACACGCGCCTCGTTCCTTAAGTTGTCGGCGTACATGTCACCCGTCTCTTCATACGTTCTTGCTCGTGCAACCATCATGCTTCCTCCACTGAGATTAGTAAACCCATTTGGGGATCTTGTTCGAACACACGGACGACTGCTTCATTCTTATCGCGTGCCATCATTACCCACTGGCGAATGAGCATGTTGTTCTCGCTATCCTTGTACGTTACTAAGTATTTAGACTCCACAACTTCCTCCGTGTCCGCTGATGTCACAGATATCATTCTCCTCGAAGATGGTATTCTTATGCTTCACTGCTGTATCATAAGGAATAGAAGTAAGAGGCTGGCCGCCCCTACTACCGTCAGGATAACAAGTGAACCCTCGTAACCGATGTGCGTATTTAGCCAATGTCTTAGCCATGTGAGGTACCGTGTCTTCATTGTTTAACTTGCTCCCCCATTCGGGCAGGTTGATGGTTGACGAGATCGACATGTCGACGTAGTCTTGGACGTCCGCTTGGAACTTAATCCTGCGTTCCGGATCTGCTGCGAGGTCCAAAGCTGATTCAATCTTGTCATGAGGGATGTCGTAGTCCCGTATGAGTTGCTCAGCAGTGCTGTCAACGACGTACTCGTACTTCCACTTGTCTCCATCGGTTAGATACCTCCGCTTATAAGCAACAGCAAATAGAGGTTCGATACCAGTAGTAGTTCCAGCAAGAATACCGATGCTACCAGTTGGAGCAATCGCACGATACGCAACTGGTTGACTGAGATATAACCGTTCGCAGTGTTCGTTAGCAGCCATCTCCGACTCTTCTTGGTAGGCAAGAAGCCACTCATGCAGATCCTTAGTAACTTCATAACGTTCTCCACGTTTCAATAACCATTCATGTACACCCATCAAGCCTAAGCCTAGGCGCCTGTTCTTCTCGCGAACCTGATACACCTTATCGTACGGGAGTTCTGCACGAACAGTTCCACACACAAGGAATTTGGACGCCAGCCTGACGACATCTCGAAACTCTTCGAGAGAGGAAATGACGCCAAGATTAACGCTGCCAAGATTACATACGTCACTATCGTCTTCCGAAGTAACCTCTGTACACGCGTTTCTGAGTGTCTCATTCTCTTTGTCTCCGAAGTTGAAACTGAAACCGGGCTCCCCTGTCTTACATGCTTGCAGCATGTTTAGAGCAAAGGTGTCAGGCATCTTGCCTTCTATTACCTCAGACAAGAAGGCATTGTCATAGTTCAAACTAATGTTAGTCATGTCCAAGGGTGCACGGAAGTTGAAGTCGTGTTGCTTCGCATCCCACACCGTCAGATCCTTGGTGATGTTCTGAGAGTGCCAGTCTTTTGTTCTTAGGAACGTAAATACATCCTCGTGCTGCCAGTTGAGAGAGGCGTACAATGCACTGCGACGTGAGCCACCTTGCATAACGTTCCTGCCAATCTCATTGACTGCATTCATGAGCGGTATAGGTCCGCTACTAGTCCCACCAGTACGGCTAAGAGTATAGCCCTCGGGCCTGAAAACACTGTAATCTGTCCCAATACCACCTCCAGACATAAGAGCGCTAAAAGAATTATGACCAATACGACCCCACTCTTCACGTGTATCCTCCTCACCTTTGAATAGGTAACAGTTGTTGTAGAACTTCGCGGCTCTGCCCGCGTAGTACACATAGCGCCCGCCGGGGATGAACTTCATGTCGGTGATGAACTGCACCAGCTGATCACGCTCGTCTTGTCCAAGCAATGGGTGCTCCTTACCTCCGGCTGTACCACACACATCATCGACCATGTGCCGTGCACGTTGGGGCCATGACTCATTCTGTGTCAGTTGGTACTTGTTCCGGAAGATGTTGAAGCCGAAGCTGTTCTTGAAGTGTTCGTCCAAACTCATAGCTCATGCCTCTCGATGTCTTGGAAGTACGGGAGTCTCTCTTGCAGTCGATCGATTAGATCGTACACGAGATCCTCGCGCGTCATGTCCAGTCGATCGAGAATCAACTCCTCGAGATCCATCTCTGAATCAATGATGTATTGCTTTGCTTGCTGGATGTCCATCATGTTGTTGCTCCTTGAACCTTCGTTGCTTCGGCGCGTCGACCAGCATTGAAAGCGTTCCTAAGAACTCTTTTGTATGTACTCTCGTACCTGCACCCGTTGACTGGCCTATCATGCAACCTGTACCATTGCTCAAATAGTTTATTCATTTGCATAGCTCCTTTACACAGAAGCGGTGAGTAACATCGGTGTACCTTGATAAGTTATGCTCCGCTTCAGGAGCAGTAGCCACTACCTGCCCATCCCTGAGGTTAACCATGTACTTCTCCGAATCCAGTTCAATACATAAGTTAATCTTCTGAGGTGTGTTAAACCACGTATACAGGTTACCTACAATCAATGCAGTAGGTGCTTCTTTCTTCTTGTCGTTGCAGAAATTCATTTGCCTAACTCCGTCAGGTACTTGAGGCTAAGTTCCATGATGTCATAGCCACCATCCTTCACCTCGTGCTTGTAGATACAACCGCGCCAGTGCTCATTGCCTTGCGGTCCTTTGTAGTGCTCTTCGTGTGGGTAGAAGCTACCGACTACCAGAGCTCGATGACAGTCACCGTTGTTCAGGTACCGCTCAGCTTGGTCCTTGCCTTGCTGGTGTCCCATCGTGAAGCTGAAGCCAATGTTCTTGAGGCGAGTGCTGCACATACCACCGTACGGACGACCAGTGTTCGGGTTGTAGAAGTAGTGGCTGTATGCTACCCCATCAAGCAACACGATCTCAGTGAAGTCGTGTACTATCCAGCCGTGCTCCACGAGGTTGAAGTCGTGGTACCCTATGTGCTCAGACATCTCAGGGTTCTCTTCACAGTAACGCATGATGCGTTCCTCATGGTTACCAATACAGAAGTGCATTTCAGGCTTGTATTGCTTCTTACCATTCTTAGCCTGACGCTTGTTGTACGTATGGATGGGCTCCATCAGTGCGTCCATACCGTCGTTACCTGCCTTGATATCCTTGGCGTAGCGCTGCCCCTCTGCTCTCTTCTTACCCTTGTCGTACGAACTGAAGGAAGGCATGTCCCAATGGTCACCAATGTGAATGATCTTGTCGGGCTTCTTGTCGATGATGTATCGACCAGCACCGCGGAGATGGGTAACACTACCGCCGGGCTTCTGTTGTGTGTCAGGAATTACAAAGTGTTCCATTAGTTTAACCTCGGGTTGGTGATGGGTAACGGCTCGTCGCTGTCTCGTAAGTCGTCTGCATGTAACCAGTAGCAGATGTAGTCATGCGTTGTCTCAAGTATGGCTCGATCATCCAAACCCGCTTGCACTGCAGCAGTGATACCCTTTTGGACAAAAGATACCATGTCTCGTGCTTGGGCAGGGAGTCTGGTAGTTTCGTTCTTAAGATCATTCATGCTACTACTACGGGATACTTATCGTAGTCCTCTTCGGTAGCTGTACGCACATCCACCCAACCAATCCCAACCCACTCCTTGACTGTCTTGTCTAGGATCACTATGTCATACTTCTCCTCGTTGCCACAAACCATAAGGAGATTACTTAGCTTTTCTCTCTTTACCGTCTTCATACTTCCTCCCACTCGTAGAAGTTACAGATGGTGCATATCTCACCTTCGATCTGACACCGTTCTTGATCAGAACTAATCTCATGTAGCCTACAACATGGGCAGAGCGATGTCTCTTCATCTTCGATGCTCTCGTCAAATTTATCATTGAAGTTCAACTCCTCTACAAAATCAATTGTACCATCGTCGTCTGGATCTTTCATGCTCGTCTCCTTAAATATTCTATCGTAGTTTGATTCGTATCCCTCGCCGGGACGTCGTCGTGATCCTTTGCTCACTAGAATACATCCACTTCTTCAACGTAATAACTTAGGTGAGGCTGAGTGTTGTCGTTGTTCATCATCTCTTCGAACGCATCAGCATCAGACTTATATTCGTATGCTCTAAGCATTGTCTCACCATCCCACTTAACACTCTCGAATACTATGTATACTTTCTTCATTGCAAATCCTCTATTAGTTTCCTGTACTTCGCCTTGGTTTCCTGTCGCTTGCTGCGTCGGAGTATCCTCTTTAGCCTGAGTATCTCCTTATCATTGGGAGATCTGTGCTTGGGGTGATAAGGTTCATCACTGTAGTCAGCACTCATGTATGAGTAGACACCCTCTAGCGCTTGTGCCAAGCGTCCTGACATGCTCTTACCTTTGAAGCGAGTGAAGTTCTCAATCTTTCCCAGTAAGACATTACAGTCGCCGTGGATGACAGCACGAATACGCCCAGTATAGTGACAGTGATCCAGAACAGGGCGAACCAAAGCGTTGCTATGGTTGTGATCCATTGCTTCCCCACAGAGGGAGCATATTCCTTCTTGTGCTTCAAATCTCTTCTCCCTTTCAGTTTTGATTTCGGTGTATTTAAGCTTCATGAGTACGCCGCTCCGCGGCTAGTTCTAGATGCTCGTGCCACATCTCACCGGGAGCGCGCTGCATCCACAAGAGATCGCCTATGATGTGCACCATAGACGGCGCAGTTGACGGCATACGAGCCGTCCATAGATCAGTAACGTATTCGTAGTACTGCTTGGCAGTGGGTAACTTGGGATGTACCTTATCCTCAAGCATGTTGAGTAAGTTGTTGGCAGTGACAGCACCCACCTTAGTAATGCCCGGTATGTTATCTGCAGCATCGCCCATCAACCATTGCTCAAAGAAGTAACGGTTTGCTTGCTCGGGATCAACCCAGTACATCATACCCTCGCCACCGTCAAGCTGCCAGTTGAAGTGCCAGCCCGGTATCTGATTGAGATCCTTATCGATGGTACAGATGCATGACTCACCACTCAGTTGATCATTGCCTGTTACCTGTAAGTCTTTCCACTGTGCCCATCCCATGGCATCATCTGCTTCGACACCAATGACTTCATCAGCCTTCCAGACAGTGAGTAAGTACTCACGGATTGCTTCGTAATGTATAGGCCGATGTGATCTGTCACGGTTGGCTTTGTAATCCGTAAATATTTTCTCGCGGAAATTTCCCTTACCCGTTAAGAAGATAGCGTATTCATTGGCATCGATCTTCTTCATCATTCCTTTGATCATCTTCTTGACACTACTGAGGCAGAACTCAACGGGCTCAGCTACTACATGCTTGTCGATGTTAGCAATGATTAATCCCTTCTCGTTGCAGTGAGCCACTGCATCCTTCTTGTACTGGAAGTTGAATCCATCAGGACACGTGTACGATGTCTGATCACTGGCGAAGCCAGCTTGGTAGACGATCACGTCGCCATCTATTAATGCTTTCATAATCTCTCCTGTTCTTAGGAACAAAAAGGGTGGGACATCCTTGTCCCGGCGACACATGGCGAGTGTTCTATTGAGTGCCTTCGCTTGTACCCAAGGCAGCTACAGCTGCAGTGGCTTCGCGTTCGATGTCATCTCCACATGAGTAATCCTCGAATGCTCTCGCTGCTTCCAGCACTTGGCTCACGCGATCAGGCAAGGGCATGTCGTTCGCCATACCTGAACACATCTCATTGACGAGAAGTACTGCATCACGAATGGACTCACGTCGTGTGACACTGCGTTGGTAGTTCAACTCAGGGATAGGGAATACGAAATCACTACCACCTTTGTAACCACCACCACCTGATGCTGCTGGCGCAGCTGCAGCGGGAGGTGCGGCTGTAACTGGAGCTGTTACACCAGTGGGTGTTGCTGCCCCATGGATGTTAACGTACGTGCCGTTGACACTGGTAGCAAACGTGACTTCCTGTCCAGCCTGCAGTGTAGTGATGCCTGCTTGCACTGGGTCGAAGCACCCGTACTTTACACCATTAACCATGATGTTTGAGCCCTTGCCCTTACCACGGTTGTTTACTTCTTGTACTATACCTGTTACTTGTGACATGTGTTGCTCCTAGATTGAGAGTTTAGATAAGTTTGCCCAGTTAGGGCCGCTCTTTATATCTACCTTCAGTGGCAAATCAAAGTCCACTTCAGGCCAAAGATTATTTACTGATGTAGATATAGACACCATAATCTCCTTTAAGTTCAATAAATGTTCCATTAATTTTACTGCAGTATCTTCAAAGTATTCCTCCGGTGGTATATCGAATATTATTGAGTCATGAATGGTGTTGACTAACAGGATCTTATCATCAATCTCATTCATGTACAAGTACTTTATGATCTCGCCTACTGCGAGGGGTACTACGTCCCCAGTGCTAAACCCTTGCACCGGGTAGTTCTTAATCTGAGTGGGACTAAAGCTAGTGTGTACGCCTCTCTTCTTCATGAACTCAGGGGAATCGTACTCAATGAATTGGTACGTCCGACCAGTCGGTGCTTGCAAGTATCCGTAGTTAACAGGGTACCCACCCTTACTCTTCTTACCACTAGGTTCATGGTAAAGTTTGACTGATTCTATATTGCTTTCCTGCCACGCTTTCACAGTTGAATATCGATTATAGTATTCGGCTATAAATTTCTCAGCAAGTTTTAGCGGTACACCTTGGTCCGCTGCCATGTTAGCAGCACCACTACCATACTGTAATTGGAAGCTGAATACCTTTGCGATTTGTCGCTTATCTACCCACTCCTGTATACCATCGGCTACCCATCGCTGTACGTCTGCGTATCCTTGGTTGTACATGCTAGCAGCGTTCTGACAGTGCATGTCAATTCCGCTCCTAAGATCATCCTTGAGTTGCTCGTCTTTACTGAGCACTGCAAGACCTATGACCTCCAGCTGTGAGTAATCGAACTCATATAAGTTACCACCCTTGAATCGACTTGGGAAACATTCTTTAATCTTAGACATTAGAAATACTCTCCTTTCTTGTATGGGCTTATCGGTGAAATCGGTGATCTGTGCACCCCACCTCGTAGCATCTCTGTCTCTTTGCGCCACGCATCTTCCATGCGACTGAACTCTGCTTTAGCAGAAAGAAACTCCCTGCGCAGGCAGTCGAGATCGTGTGCTAAATCCATACACTTACTGTTCGAATCCCTCAGATCAGCCTTAAGGATATCTCGCTCCTGTTCGAAGTGCTCTACTGTCTCGGCACATTCATCGATGGCCTCATTGTACCCCTTGACGTAATCCTTACTCAGTGCTGTTTGCTTCTTCATGATTATCCACTCACGTTCTGCATGTTAGGGGCGTTCGAACTCAGGCGCCCTGTGCCGGTGGCACAATGATTTAGGTTCCCATGAATACAGGTGTCGGTGGGCCACGTGAGGTTCATGAGGCCAACGTAATACGTATTGAGATCCTTTCCGATGTCTCTGTACTTAAGAACATTCTTGAGGAACACACCGGTGACTGATGTCTCACCCATCTCAGCCATGATTATCTTACAAGCGGGATCATCGAGTACGTAGCCCAAGGTGTTCTGTTCAAGGAGGTGCTTGCATAACGCGCATAGTGCTGTACGGGGATCAACTACAACCTCTATCGTTTCGTTACGCATCTTGGGGTCGCCTTTGTTTGCTCCCGTCTTCAAGAATATTCCGTTACCGTGCTCGTCTACCACCTGCAGACGTTTAGTGTGCTTGAAGGTGCCGCCGAAGAGCATAGTGCTCAATTGCTGTACACTGCCGGGGTTGCAATCTTCCCCTAGTATTACAGGATCGTCTGGACTACCGTGTAAGTTTAACTCGTCTGCCATGTAGTTCCTTAAGCGCTTCTCGATCTTATCGTGTTCCTTTGCCATGACCATCGCTTCTTGAGCTGCTTTATCAAGATCGAACTTCATACCGTTGTACTCAGCAAATGCAGTGGCTACGATAGCTTGCATCTGTGTCTGTATGAGGTTCATGAACTCCGGACCTCTATTCATAGAGAGCTTGTATTGCTCCCTGAAAACGATCGCTGTGTTCTTCAAATCACCATCAAGGTACTCTACTAGCTCATTTTGGGGGATGTCAGGAGTATCGACACCATTATTCCAGTACTCAGCTATCCTGTCATCCTTATCAACACCACCATATTTCTCTGCCATGCCTCGCTTGATTAACTTCTTCTCGGTCACAAGAGTACCAGTATCTTCCATTACTGTCTCAGTCACCTTATACTTACTACCCAAGGCTGCGAACTGTGCTTGCTGATTCGTCAGCAGGTACTCGGCTTGCATCGTATCCCATATAATACCACCCCTGCGGAGAAACCTCAATAAATCTTTCTTGTGATGCACGAGTAGGTATACCAAGTCGAACTTGAAGTTCTGGCCAACCATGATGTCAGCGGCGAACATATTATTACTCAAATGAATATTGTTTAGCACCTTATGCCTTGCCATCTCGTTAGAGAATGAATCCTTCGTTAGTGTATGCATAGGACGCGACTCGGTACTGCCGTACAACCATATCTTATTGTCAGGGTGATAGGGTGCTGCTTGTTGTTTGCCTACAGCGTCCTCACCTGTGTTACGAATGGTGGTCTCGAGATCAATAACCGTGTAATGTAAGTCAGGCCACTCAACGGGCTGTACTGTTACAGGTTTCCATCTACGTATATCAGACATCCTTAAACCTCACTAGTTTGTGGTCAATGAATGCGTCGAACTTATTGTTACGACACGTGGGATCTGTTCCCTCGGGTAATTTGTTCTTAGGAACGTTGAAGTGACGTACCGTAGGCAGCGCACTGCCATCAGTCATCCTGCCTATCGTGATGATTGCGTCTGCTTCGCCCTGTATTGCGATATTAGAGCCGAACAGGTTCTCCATGCCTAAGTACTTGAGTCCGTACGAGCTAGCGTCCGCTTGGTGCACTGTGATGACAGGTGCGTGCTTCTTGCAGATGTCTCTTGCCCACGCAAAGATATGAGCCAATTGCATGAAGTCATTGCTGGACTTGCTGCTGCCCTTGATCTTCCACAGTTGGTCAAAGATGATCAAACCAATCTTACCCTCGTACCTCTTGAGTCGTTCCTCGACAAACTTGGTATCCATGTACGACTTGTCGAACAA